AAAATCTTCAAACATACATAAAAACTTTAAAAGATTACGCTACAAGAATTTATAAACACTGGGGCGGGAAATCTGAGTACTATGAAATTCACGTTAATTTATTTTTCAACATTGAAAATGGTGTGACAAGAATTGCCATAATTTTTGCTGGCTTTGATTTTAAAAATGATATCGATGAAGAGAAGCTTATGGAAAATAACTTTGAAGAGCTTATGCCTAAGCTAACAAAATGGTATGACATAGCTAAACTTCTTGAAATGTATTATGATATGCACAATGATGAAATTGATGAAGAGCTTGCTAAGTTAATGGAATTTATGTTCAAGGGAGACCAAGAATCAACAGATAAAATTCTCGAAGCAAGAAGAATACATAAACTAAAATTTGTCGGATTAGAAGAAGAAATATAGGAGACCAAATTGGATAAGATTGATAAAGTACAAGAAAATAATTTGATGCCTTTCGAGCAGATTAAGCAAGATAGGCTAGCGAAAGTTGGAAACTCTAGACCAGCTGATGTAGATGAAGTTGGAATAGAATTAGTTTATTGGATGTCTGATTTTAGAACTATGTGGAATACAGAGTATCCAAAAGCAGCAGAAGATATGAACGATAGTCACTGGGAAAGTTGGTTTAAAAATTTCTCAGTTTTTACTAGACAGGATTTGGAGTGGGGCTTTAATGAGATTCGTAAAAAGCAAAGAGACTTTCCACCCAACTTAAGTCATTTGTATAATTTTGTTCAGAACAACGCACAAAAAAGAATTAGAGTCGAAGATGTAGGTAAGGAAGAAAAAAGATGCGGTGACCTAGAAATAGGAAAATGCATCTACGGAGATACTTACTGGAAGATAAATAAATACGGTGTTCACGACTTTGTGAGTCGCTGTATTAATACTGGTTGTGACAATGATATACCAGCTTATCCTAATGACTTTGAGCAAAGGACTAAACCCGAGCCAAAGACAAAAGGAGAATGGTTCATTATGGTTGCAAAATTCTTTTCAAATAATGATGATGAGAATATTGGTAAATCAGACAAGACACCGAAAGATAGAAAGTTTGAAACTTATCAATGGGCAGAGTTATTTCCAGATGGCAACATAGGTGATGTTTTGGAATCGTTTAACTTAAACAGAGAATTAAGTTTTACAGAGCAATGTATTGCTATTTCAGAAATACCTAAGTCAAAAAGTATTGGTGGTGACATTCTTTAAATTGGGGGATTTGAGAATGTTATAATGGGTATGTCGGCTTCCCTAGAAGTGGAAACACTTCAAGCTGACTGCCCTCCCATCAACAGCTTTGCCTTATGGCAGAGCTGTATTTTTTTTGTAAAAAATTTGAAAATAAACTTGCATTTTTAAACAACGTCACTTAAGTTAAGAGTATGCAGATAGAAAGGGAGTTAGTTCTCCTTTCTGTTGAAGTTAGTACGTATATATAAGTAAGTTCTAGCTCCCTTTGTGTCTGTATACACAGGATGAAATAGAGTATGAAACAATTAAATAAAGCTAATCGGCTGTCTTAAAGTAGGAGCCATAAAACGGAAAGCTTGGATACTTCGGGTGGGTAGCCCAAAAAGGCCAAGTAAGTACTAATTAAAAATCCTAGAATAAGGGCAGAATCGCTGGCTATTCAACAAAACAGCATAAGAACCATTTCGGTGTGTCATCGGTGGGGAAAGTAAGTTATAGAAACTGACTTTGCGTTGTTGATGTGTCGTCTGTCTAAATCGAAATGCTAGGGGGGTGGCAGCTTAAAATTGTAGCGTTGCATTGGGAGCAATTGGTAAAAAAGTCTTCGGACTCGACCCTTGTAAGTCACTAAAAGCATTTAATTGTTTTAAATTTGGATAGGCTCAGTAGCAATACTGAGCCATCCATTTAAAGAATTTAACTATAGAAAGGGCAGAAATGTCAAAAAATACAGATACAGAATATCAAAAGCATCAAGCAGAACATCCTTGGTTGTACAAATGTGCAGTAAAAAGCTGTGGATGGGAAAAATCAGAACCAAATAACGAGGGTGCGTTAGACGTACAATTGTTTGGTGGTTATGGTGACTTCATCGACCCATACGATGAAGATTCTCCTTATTTCACACTTTGTCATAAGCACGCTCACAAGTTTGCTAATTGGTTAAATAATCCAGAAATATTACACCCTACTAATGGTCATTCGCACAATGGTGCAGAAAATGGCTTTTGGTATGGCCATATTGGCTGGGACCAAAAAACTTGGTTATCACACCTACTTACGTTTACTTGGTGGTTATTTAGACATCGTAGTTTAAGTAAAGCTTGGTATGCTTTTAAAAGTTCTATAAAAGGTCATATCACTTGGACTCGTAAAGATATTAACGATTCAAGTACGCCAATTGTTTGGAAAGATTTCTTTTTTAAACTTTTCTTTTTAAGCAATGTGTACGCTGGAACTGTTAACAGGTGGAAACGTACCTTTAAAACAAAACAATTTAATAAAGCTAAAGCAATATATCGCAGTCAAACTTCGCTCTATAACGAAGTATGGCAAAAAGCAATACAAGGCGAATTGTCAGATTCGGAAAAAAACTTGCTCATAGATATTGGTGCAGCACTAAAACAGCAAGAAGAGGAATAATCCTCTAAAAGCTGTTTATAATAAGCTTGTGCCAAAAGATATCTTAGAAAGTACAAAGCAAACTAAGCAAAAAGTTTACAATATAACTTTTCCGCCACTTCACGATGCTCAAAAAGAAGTCCACGATTCAGATGCTCGTTGGAAAATTCTTTGTGCAGGCCGAAGATTTGGTAAATCCAGACTCGGAGTGCAAATGTGTATGGAAGTGGCACTTGCTGGTGGTCGTGCTTGGTGGGTTGCGCCTACATTTGCTATTTCTAGGGTAGGTTGGAGAGACATTCAAGCTGCCGCTGCATCATTTCCCGAAGAAATGGGTGTAAATATAAAAGTTGGCGATATGCAAGTAGATTTTAACAATGGTGGCTTTATTGGCGTTCGTTCTGCAGATAATCCTCAAAGATTAAGAGGTGAGGGTCTTGATTTCCTAGTTATGGACGAGGCCGCATTCGTAAAAGAAGAAACTTGGACAGAAGTTCTTAGACCTACTCTTACAGAAAGAAAAGGTTCTGCTCTCTTTATCAGTACCCCAAAAGGAATGGATAACTGGTTTTATAGATTATTTGAAAGAGCAGAAACAGCAGATGATTGGCAAAGGTTTCAATTTCCATCTACTTCTAACCCTTTAGTAGAAGAATCAGAAGTAGAGGCAGCTAGAAAAGAAATAGGTTCTTTAGTATTTGCACAAGAGTATGAAGCCAAATTTATTTCTGAGGGTTCTCAGATGTTCAAACAAGATTGGTTTAAATATTTTCACGAGGGAGTTGGTCAAGTACACGCTGATGGTGAAACTTATGATTTGAATGATTTAACTTTATTTGGTTCTGTTGACCTAGCAACTTCTACAAGAGAATCAGCTGACTACACCGTTATAGGAAGTTTTGGATTACATCAGCCTACTAAAAAGCTTTTTATTTTAGATATGACAATAAAAAGAATGGAAGCTCCAGATATTATTCCAGAAATAAAAAGACACGTTGTTAGAAATAATCTTGAATGGGTAGGTATAGAAAAAGCTGGATTTCAGTTAGCATTAGTACAGTTTGCAAGAAGAGAAGGTCTTCCAGTAGTAGAGTTAAAAGCTGATAGGGATAAACGCCAGAGAGCACTTCCTTTATCTGCTAAGATGGAAGCAGGATTAGTTTATCTTCCGAAGAACGAAGAGTACTCTTGGGTTGCTGACGTGGAACGTGAATTACTTACGTTCCCAGTTGGAGCACACGATGATATCGTAGACTGTGTTTCTTATGCAGTTATACAAGAGCGACGTCAAAGGAAGTGGGAAGCATATTAATGGCTGAAGAAGAAAAGAAAAGTTTTTACAGAAGAGCGGTTGACTACTTGCAAGCACCGCCAGAGAGACAACTTAAAGGTTTAACATATAACCAAAGTACAAACAGTGCTTTGGATACTGCTGTATTTGGATACAATACATCATCTGGTGCTTTCCCATCAAAACTACTCGAAGATATTGGTGAGGGAACTGGTAACTCTGCTGTTGTTGCTTGTATTAATGTTTTAGCTACTTCTTTTGCGGAACCTCCTCTTAAAATTTTTACCAAAAAAATAGATGGAGATGAAGAACAAATATCTCATCCAGTAGAATTGTTAATGAACAGGCCTAATCCTTTCACATCTGGTTCTTTACTTTCCCATTACATCGTTACAGCTATTAATGCTAGTGGTGATGCTTATATGCTTAAAATAAGAAACTCCTCTGGAAGAGTTATACAACTAATCCCAATGATGCCAGATAGAGTTGTTCCTAGGGGAAACGAAGATGAACTAATTACTCATTATGAGTATTACGGTGCAGCAAACACAATGGGCGAGTTTGTTGTAATCAAAAAAGAAGATTTAGTGCATATCCGACAAGGAATAGACCCAAATAATCATAGAAGAGGATTTGCTCCCCTTAAATCTGTGTTAAGAGAACTAGTTGGTGATGAAGCCGCTGGACAATATGCAACAGCATTACTTCACAATATGGCTGTACCTGGCGTTATTTTAAGTCCAAAAGACGATGCAACTGGTGGACCATCAAGAGAAGAAGCTGAAGCTATCGCCAAGATGTATAAATCTAAATTCGGCGGTGCTAATAGAGGTGCTCCAATGGTTCTTACTGGTCCAATGGATGTAAAACCAGTTTCATTCTCTCCAGACCAAATGGACTTAAAAGAATTAAGAAGACTTCCAGAAGAAAGAGTTTCTGCAGTTTTAGGTGT